TGGGCACACTATAGTCCCACCTTGTGAAAGGCATGGATCAAGCAAAATATTGGGCCTCTGAGATTCTCTTATGGGTGCGTAGTCTGCCGTAACAGGGTCTAATCGCTGAGAATCAGTGACATGCAGTGGATTATACGATGCCATGATGCATCCGGAGAAGTAGGGGCTACCTGCTATAGTGAATTTTACATGCAAGTTTCCTCTTATAGCTCCAAAACCTCGAAGCTTTTCTACAACGGAGTCAGTTGTCAGGTAATCTAGCCAGGGATCAAAATTAATGGTTAGCGGTGTTCCCACAGTCCATGTGTAATTGTGTATCCGTAATGGTCTGGATAGAAATCCTGCCAAATCTGCTTGTGCATCAGTGGTGAAGAATGACGGGTCGACAGGTGCCTCGGAGCCTACGAGTGTACCTGCCTCATGGGTATCAATCCCGAACTGCTGTTGGCTTAGTTCAGGGGACTCTTGATTTTCTATTATTTGTTGTTGGTCTGTAAGTCAATTTGTCGGTCAAGTTCCTGACTCAGGGAACAAGACCCTATAAGTTGGCGGGTGCGTCTACACTCCCCTAAATAGGGGGATAGCACGAGGGCTACCAACTCACTGATAAAGCGTCCTTCAAGCTTCGCCTAGCAATCGTCCGTAATCAGTATCAGTGGTTCTCTTTCGCTTAGCGTGCAGGGGGACACCGCACGGAGGGACTCTTATAGCATACCGGGCTGGTCCAGGGTGTGTTTAAGAAGTCAACTCGACGCCATAGCGATGTGCCCATCGAGCACGAGCTTCGTCGTAGTTAACCTCCAATTGAGTGCACCAAGGACTTATGAGATGATAGTCTGCGACACGTTGGGCCCGAGATCTGAAATCTTCATACTCTTCCCTACCGTATGGTAACATTTCGCGAACAGCTCCATCCAGAACTGTCACGCACTGTTCCTCTGGGGTTAGAGATGATTTAGTGTTGGCTAGCAAAGGCTTCAGAATAGAATTCTTATCAAGCTTGCCGACACGTATATCAGTTCCTTCTATATAACCATTGGTCATCTTCAGGAAATCGGCTCCAGGATCCCACTTCTTTGTAAAAGTCGGATCTTTGTTCGCAGGCGTCAAAACATAACCCCAATCACTTACTGCTTCAGCTACTGCCGGAGGGTTAAACCATTGATGGTCTGGGTGTACTCCACCCTCTAGATCATCACCATAGTTTCCCATCTTAACGACAGCGCGGAATTTTGGTGTTTGAGGATTTAGTTTGTGTGCAGCTGCTCGCATAATGTGCCCATTATCCATGCCATTCTCTTCCACGGTTCCGGATACTCCAGATGGAGAATAACCAAAAACGAGAATGAGATCACCATTTGCTCGGAGAACGGGGTACATCTTCTCTGTGAAAATTCCTCGGATCATAAGGGATGCTACAGGAGGCATATTCGGACACTTCTCTACCATTCTCATGTTGAGATGTGCCGTACCTCCCTTGGTCATACAACCCTGGGAAAGATCATAGTGTTTGTAGTCAGCTGCAAAGATGAGATCCTCCGAATACTCAGTGTACCAGCGAACCCACTCTTCCCACTCAGGGCCATGTGGATTCATGCCGACACAACATTCAGAGTACTCAATTGATTGTTTGAACAACCAATGGAGATATCCCATCCATTTGCGGGTGACAATTGAAAATTCAAAAGGACCAACGCTAAAGGCTCGCATCTTTTCTTTATTTACAGCCTCGTCTTTGAAAACGAGTTTAAAATGTACATAAGAGCGAACTCCCCTTCGGAAACAATCCTCGACATACTCGATTCTTTCCTCCAGTTCTTTCGTTGGAATATGGATTTTCTTGCCTGTTTCGGGGTCCACTTGTTCAATCAATAGATCTTTCTTCTTCAGTCCGGCATGGCCGGACGCAGTAGTCAAATCCATTGCATCAATAAAGCGGACTCCATCAATGCCATTGATAGCTTCGATGTTGGTAAGAGGCCTGACTTGCTCTATCCACTCAGGATGCTCGTCAATGATCCTACTCATCTGCTCAAAGTAATCATCCTGTGCCCATTGAAGGTGCTCAGGTTCTATTCCATCGCTGGCATTGAATATGTGGCCCAAAGTGGTTCCCCATGGATCCTCCATCTTAGGGGCTCGCCACTTACATTCCGTATTAAACTCCTTCTCCACTTCCCTAGCCATAGGAGTAAGGTGAACTGTTGATCGGAATGTTGCTCTGCCAGGACAAGTACCTAAGTACTCAAAATGTCCATTGGCCTGGGTTAAGAGCGGACTCTTGGGATGAATTGTCTCATCTGGATTGATAACGGTCTTACCAAAGATCTGGGTTTCCATAACTCCAGCACTTGTTGGTTCAAACCATCTTTCAGCCAGTTTCGACAAAGCCTCCAAGAGTTCAGTTCGTTTTACAGGGACAGCATAACCGTGTTTGGGGACTACACCTCCAATAGGTTGTGTTGCGCCTGCTTGATGGATTCCTAATATACAGGTGGAAGTATTGTGAGAGACAAAGGGTGCACCGCACATGCCTGGGACAGCATATTCGGGCATCCTGTACTCGTAACAATATAGGTTACCTGCAGCATTACTGATATACACCAGCTCTGGATTATCAGGATCCATTGTATTTGCGACTTTCCACGAGGTAGGACCTTGTTCTCCTTTCCGCCAAACAAGGTGGGCACACTGACCTGTAAACAGATCATCCGTGAAATAGTCTGTGATGTCTTCGTGAACTCCAGCCTTAGGGACATACACAACTGCGCTATCCTGGCCGAATGCTTCCACCGATTTTGGACCTATCCAGCATGAAAAGTTAGCTGAGTTGTGTCCGTAAATCTTGGTGAAATTCACTCTGACATCTTGGGGTGGACTAAAATGGCCCACGGTAAGACCTCTATTAGAGCGAACCATGAAAATCAGAAGGGAACATTCCACGTTCTTCACTGGACAAGTCCAGGTCATTTCGTAGGTGACCTTCTTCAATTTCTCAACGAGCTGCTCTGGTGTAATGGTCCGTGCTTTCTCACAGCAATCCAATTGTCTGTGGTGCACAGTTACCCAGTTATGCTCGCGGGCTGTCTTATTCTCCTCCTTAGCCAAATCATTCTTCGCCTGATGATCCTCTTTGGTTTTAGGAATAAGAGTAGACAATCGCTCTTTCACCTTAGCCCCAAATGTTTGCTTAGGTGAGGTCTCTGCTGGAGCTTTGGCACCAGGGGATGTGTCCTGAGTGCCACCCTGCTCCTGGGTGAGTGTGGGTGCTTTGGCCCACGGGGTTTTGAACTCCATATACGTCCAAACCTTCGAAATGGTGTACAGTAATGTCAAAACTGCTACCGCTTTCCCAAATTTAGCTGAATGATCCTCTCGGATCTGAGCCAGCATCTTGGGTACCTTTGTCCTCTGCTGTTGTAGGATTTTCCAGATAATATAATCATGGAATTGCATATAGAACTGCTTATCCCAGTAGTATAAGAAGACAAAAGCCATGGTAAAAGTGAGCACACCAACTCCACACATAGTGAAGTAAGTGCCACAAATCAACCATGGGATTAGGCGCAGGAACAACATCAACCACGGTCTCTCATACATCGAAGTGAGTGCATGTGAGACTATGGGATTGTAAAACCACTTATCCGGCAACCAGGAAGCTAGATTAAACCAGTATTCTCGTTGTGAACGTTTGTGGAGTTTATCCCAATCATCTTCTAGCATTGACCACATTGAAGAGTAGAGGTACACTGATAGAAACTGCCAAAATGGTTGTGTCAAGCCAGACTTCACCAATTGTATAGTGTCCAGTAATGTACTTTTCTTCTTAGGTTTCGACCAGAAGAGATGAGCTGTTGTTGGCTTGGGAACCAAATCTAGTTCCCCAGCTAGTTGGCCGACTCTCATGTGTTTTCGAGGGTCACATGAAGTCATCCAATCAGAAGACCCATATGAAAAGAGCTTTTGTAGAGCTACTTTGTCAGGGCTATGGACAACTTCAGGTTCCTTCCCTTTCTTCTCAGGCCATGTGAAATACTTGGAAAACCACGAAGGTTTCTTTGTTTCCACTGATGGCTGTGTGAGTGAAGACACACTGGAATCGGTGGGCGAAGCAACAGAACTTTGCGGAGTCTGCGCCACAGTGGGTACGTCGCATCCGCATGTTCTGCATAATTGTAAATGCTTGTCACAGAAAGGAAGTTTATCTCCAATCTCTTTGTTTGCAGCTACAATCTGCTTCTGGTACTCATAATGCTCCTTCGCTTCCTCGATCAAAAACTCGAGACATTCGAAGATGGAGACATCATCGTACACTTTGCCATCTTTCTCAACAACCACATAATCAAATTCTGTTTGTAAGATATTAGTGGATGGAGTGATGGGCTTGCCTGCTCGGGCCACCACTTTTTCTATCCTGATCTTCCAAGCATCTGGAATCACAGGGACTCGGCCATAGTACTCGACTATTTTACGTGAGTCAAGAAATGAATTGGTGGCAAATTGGTCTCTAACAACAATAGTCAGAATGTAGTGCTCTCGCCTGGCACAAGCAATGGGTTCATTCAAGATTGCTCTTGCACCATTGTCTTTCACATTCTTGGTGGTTGTCATGACCACATGGTGGGGACAGATTTTCCCCTTGAGGGGCGCTTCAGCCATGTTCAGCGAAGTGGCTTCAATGTTGCCTAGCTGCATGAACGTGAACTGAATAGGCTTCTCACCCTGGAACTTCTCTTTCACCTGACCAATCTCGTCGATAGAGATGGCAGTAACAGCATTAGTAGCACCAGAGACAAAGTTATCGGCTGGATTGAGCTTGAGTCGATCTTTATCCTTGTAAGAAGCGCGCAAAGCCCTGAGAAGGGTGGGTACTAGAATATTATTGATTGTGGATTTTCCAACGCTGGAACCTCCCCAAATTCCCACAGTAAATGGTTGCTCTTTCAAGCCTCCTGTGGACATTCTAGTGTTCAAGATTGCCTCAAAGTGCATCAATTTTGTTAGCTTGTCAGAAAGCATCTTTTTCGAAGCACTCGATTTAAGGGCTAGGGATAGTGTTTTAATTTCTCCCATGGTTTCCGTGAGCAAACCAGCATAACCCTTTTCATCAATGGCTGCAGACCTTAAATCACCAGTTTCAAAATAGTAATGTATGGTCTCACATCTTGCCACCTTCTCTAGGATGGGGACTAATTTCTCGTCACTGTATAGCAATGGGGTGAATGTTTTGTGTTTGTAGCATTCATACCCTTGATTTACTACTAGTCCAAACAGCGACGTACCTGCTGAAAGAAGATCAGTGAGATCGACTTTCTCTGGTACCACAAGCTTCGAAAACAACCTAAAGCCATCCTTACTAGGTTCAATGTCTTCGAGTGAGCAATAACCCAAGGAAACGACCATTCCAAGGATCTTAAGGCCGAGACTCAACAATGGAGATTCCTTAAAGGCTTCCCAGTTCCCTAACATGGAACGTGCTGCCACGATCCAATCTGGATCCTTCTTGTCCTCATCCAGGTGTTGGTCTGTGATGCCCATTGCCCCAAGCATCTCCCACAAAGATAGTGAAAGGGATTTCCCATAAACTGAATGGCACATCTGCACAAAGTGAGTTGCGAATGTGTTCGCGCTTTCAGAATACCACATACCATATGCCCCTATGGTTACGGCTTCCATGGCGTGAAAAATCCAATCCAGTTCCGACGAGTGTTCAACATCTGAGGGCGCTATAGCCTGAGCGGCTTCTTTAAGCTTCGAGACTACTTCAGTTGGATCAGAAACACCGTAGCTGTGGACGCTTGGAGCTTCCGGTGGAGCTTCGGTGGAAAAGGTGATGGGCTCCTCTTCTTCTTCTTTCTCCTCCTGATCAGATGGATCTCTTTTCTCTCGGGGGTGCCGATCCTTTCGGTTATTCTTTTTATTATCCTGAGTTTTGCGCTTCGGACCATGCGCCTCAGTCGGGATGGGCTCCTCTGGTTTGGACACGTAGTCCCATAGCATTTCTGCCTTATCAGAGGGCAGCTCCCTAATCAGCTCCAATAGGTCGGACATACGTATTCTGTAATGCGAACACTGGTGTCCTCCTTTTGGTGTGGTGCCGCAAACATTGCACATGTATATGCGCTTTGCGGGTGCCACTCGCCTTTGGCCCCTCCAGATGTCTCGAAGAGTTTTCCATAGGGTGGGAATCTTCTTCAAAGTTTCTCGGGGTATAGGGTCCAAGTAGTAAGTAGGAATAAGGATGCTTTCCTTCTTTACATATCTTGGAGATCTTATAGTGGGGGGAACAAAACTGTTATTTTGGGTAGGTGGGGTGTTAGCAATTTCGTGCTATATGGCCAGTGTGGGGCTATTAACCCATGGCACACCGTCCGATTTACCAGAATTTTGTTCTTGTCGCGTAGAGGCGTTCAAGCCTTAGTTCCTCATACGACACCGGCCCTACTAGACAATTCGTCACTGGAGGTTTGCTAAACCTAACGAAAGATTCTAATAGGGTACTGCCTGCAACTCAGTAATTTACGTCAGCGTCTCTAAAACGCATTACTGCCCTACTCGTACATCAGTTCATCGTGATTGGTTCCTATTTCACGATGTCATCTCCCATTCATAAATGAATGCCCGTGGAGATGGGGTTTCACTGACTTCTCAATACTGAGATACACAGGTGAGTACGGGTGTTCAGCCTTCCCTGAACTGGGACCTAGCCACGGTCGAGTGGGTCCTAGTGTCGGCGGACAACTTGGACGGTATGGTGTTGCCTCGTTTAGTGAGGTTCGCCACTGTTGGTTTGATTTCAGTCAAACAAACATAAAACCTAGCTTGTGTATTAATCCAATTGATTCCAAGCAACCAATTGATGCTATAGATTATAGCTTAGATCTAGTTCCATTCACTTGATCAGTAACTCCTACTAGGAGTGGGTGTGAAATGAAGCTGCGATGTGACAGCTATTTCACAAAAGAAGCTATACTAAGTATCAGCGAATGCAAGTTCTTATGCACTCAAGCCAATACTATCCACTTGAAAGCAGTTAGGTGCTTAATCTAACCTGTGGACAATCCTGATTAACGGCTTCTGAGAGCACACGAAGGCTCAGGATTCTGCATCGCACCGGAGATATAAAATATCTCTTGACGGAATAAGCCTAACATGATTAATGACGGTGTGCGTCACCTAATCATGTTACCGTGTTAGTGGTTTTGTTGCCAGATGTTAAAATGCGTGATCTGGTATCACCGCAAACATAAAATAATGTATACTGCTCAGGGGGTCTCTAGTACCCCCTGAAGGTCGCTATGGCGCCGTAGCCCATAGTAGCCTAACGCTGGAAGTACATTCGAGACATTCCCCATGCACTTACCATACTCTTTTACGGTCAGTATTTCAGCCGCAAACTAGTAAGCACACATCTAAATGCCTGCACCCTACATGATCCTATAAAGGACC